ATCAGCGTGGAGGACATTCAAGCATGACCACACTGCAATCCCGCGCCTATGCCCGCATTCTGGACTTGGTTTCCGAGGGTGAAATTGAGGGCCTGGTGAACGGTGCAAAGTCGATATACTTGGACGGCACGCCGCTGCAGAATGCTGACGGCAGTTTCAACTTTGAGAACGTCACCTACGACACCCGCACGGGCACAAACGCCCAGACCTACATTCCGGGCACGCCAGGCGTCGAAAGCGAAACCACTGTAAACACTGAAGTTAAGGCGTCTGCTCCAGTGGTGCGGACCATCAGCGACGCCGACGTTGATGCCGTGCGCGTGACTGTGAGTGTTCCTGCTCTTTATTTCCAGAACAGCAAAGGAGATATTGAGGGCCAGTCGGTTGGCATATCAATTGACGTGCAGCCAAACGGAGGGAGTTATTCCGAAGTCATATCAGACGTTATTTCCGGCAAGACAACCAGCAAATACCAGCGCAGCTATCGCGTTCAACTGAGCGGCCCGCCACCATGGAACATTCGCCTGCGCCGTTGGACTGACGACACCACGAACCCACGCCTTCAGAACAAGACGTTCTGGGACAGCTTCACGGCCATCATCGACAACAAGCTGCGATATCCGAACAGCGCGCTGGTGTCGATGCGCTTTGATGCCAGCACGTTCAGCGGCGTGCCAACTCGATCCTATGAGTTGAAGCTGAAAAAAGTGCAGGTGCCTGTTAACTACGACCCGATAACCCGCGTTTACACCGGCACCTGGAACGGCACGTTCCAGACCGCCTGGACCGATAATCCGGCCTGGTGCTTCTACGACTTGGTGACGAGCAGCCGCTACGGCCTGGGCGAGTTCATAGACCCGGCCCAGGTGGACAAGTGGGCACTGTATGCCATTGGCCAGTATTGCGACGAACTGGTGGACGACGGCTTAGGTGGAACGGAGCCCCGCTTCACCTGTAATTTGTACCTTCAGAGCCGCGCCGAAGCCTACAAAGTGGTTCAGGACATGGCGTCTTGTTTCCGGTCGATGGTTTACTGGGCATCTGGGAGCTTGACGCTGGCACAGGACGCGCCCAGCGACCCGGTGGCGCTGTTTACCCAATCAAATGTAATCGACGGAGCATTCAGCTATTCCGGCAGCGCAGCCAAAGCACGACACACGGTTGCATTGGTGACATGGAACGACCCGGAAGACCTGTATGCCCAAAAGGTCGAATACGTCGAGGACCAGGAGGCCATCGCCAGGTTTGGCGTGGTGCCGGCCGAGGTTGTGGCCATCGGTTGCACCAGTCGCGGACAAGCCGCACGCGTGGGTCGCTGGCTGCTGTATTCCGAGCGCTACGAATCCGAAACGGTGACGTTTCAGACCGGCATTGAGGGAGCTGTTGCAAGGCCGGGCCAGGTCATTAAAGTGGCCGACGCATCTCGCGCAGGAGTTCGTCTGGGTGGCCGCGTTCGCACAGCAACCAGGTCAGCGATCACTATTGACGCGACCGTGAGCCTCGGAGGCTTGGTCTGGACTCTATACGCCATGCTGCCAGACGGCACAGTCGCCCAGTCTCAGGTGGAAAGCATCAGCGGCAGCACCGTTAACTTGGCGACGCTGCTGGCAGACGCACCGCAACCAGGCGCGCAGTGGATTATGTCTACCAGCAACGTCCAGGCCCAGACATTCCGCGTGCTGACAGTGGTGGAGCAGGACGGCGGCGTGATCGAAATCACCGCCCTAAAGCACGACCCAGACAAGTATGACGCAGTGGAAAACGGCCTGGTCTTACAAACCCGCGACATCACCGAACTGACGCCCGTGCCGCCCACCCCCACCCAGATGGTGGTTTCTGAATCGCTGTATACCTACCAGGCCGAGGTGCGCGCTGCTCTGAACATTGGATGGGCCAACGTGCAGGGCGCCACCGCCTACCGCGTGCAGTGGAGCAAGGACGGCACGAACTTCAGCCAGGCTATCACCAGCGTGAGCGACTACGACGTGCTGGACATCACGCCTGGCACGTTCGAAGTCCGCGTCTACGCTGTCGGCCCGACCGGCAAGGAATCGGCAAACTACGCATCGGCCACCATTGTTGCACTGGGAAAGACCGCGCCACCCGCCAACGTGACCAGCCTGCAGGCGGTCATCGACCCCAGCATCGGCATCACGCTGACCTGGGATAAGGTGGCCGACCTGGATCTGGACGGCTACGAAATCAATGATGGACCCACAGTGCTGGGTGTCGCCAAAACCACCAGTTTTAAGGTAGGTCTTCTGCCGACTGGCACTAAGACATACAGCGTGCGCGCCTTGGACACGTCCGGGAAATACAGCGCCACGGCAGCCACCACGTCCATCACCATCACCCCGCCGGCCACGCCGACGCTGACGGCCTCACTAAGCGGCGACGCCTACGTCCTGTCCTGGAACGATGTGGCCGGTACGCTGTCGACCAGCAACTACATCGTGCGCCATGGCGCCAGCTTCGCCACCGGAACCGCTGTGGCCACGGTCAACGGCAACCGCGTCACCGTGCCGATCAACTGGGCTGGCGCCCGCACGTTCTGGGTTGCAGCAGTGGATGCGGCTGGAACCGTCGGATCGGCAGGATCTGCTGCCACCGACGTGGCGACGGCAGGCGCGCCAACAGTGGCCGCTCAGTTTGCTGGCGAAAACGTCATCCTGACCTGGAGCGCAGTCCAGGGCACACTGCCCACAGTGGAATACGAGGTGCGATACGGCGCCAGCTACGCAGCCGGCGTGGCCATCGGGCGCATCAAGGGCACGGCACTGCAGACGCGCGCAGACTGGAACGGCGACAGGACGTTCTGGGTGGCTGCCATTGACAGCAACAACAACACAGGAACAGCCGGTTCCGTCGTGGCCACCGTAGTGGCGGCTGGCGCGCCAACGGTGTCGTCGGCGTTCGCTGGCGAGAACATCGTGCTGACCTGGGGAGCCGTGCAGGGCACCATGCCCACCGACGCCTACGAGATCCGATTCGGCACCACGTTCGCCGGTGGCACGTCGCTGGGCACGATCAAGGGCACCAGTTTCAGCACCAAGGCCCAGTGGTCTGGTGCGCGCACTTTCTGGGTGGCAGCCGTCGACATCAACGGCACTACCGGCACGGCCGGCAGCACCAGCGCCACCGTCAACGCGCCAACACCGGTAACGGTGACGCAGGAAGTGATCGACAACAACGTGCTGCTGAAGTGGGGCGACGCCACGGCCACGCTGCCGGTGGACTTCTACGAGCTGCGCAAGGGCAGCATATGGGCCACGGCCACATTCATTGGCCGCATTTCGTCGCGTTTCAGCGCTATTTTTGAGAGCGCCGCCGGCACGTATACCTACTGGGTAGCCGGTTACGACGTGGCCGGGAACATTGGCGCCCAGTCCAGCGTCACCGCCCAGGTCAACCAGCCACCGGACTACGTGCTGCAGTACGACCAGAACAGCACGCTTGCCGGAACCCGCACGAACATCGCCCAGGATCTGGACGATTCGCTGCTGATGCCTGTGTCGACCACAGAAACCTGGCAGTCACACTTCACCAGCCGCAGCTGGAACACACCCCAGGACCAGATCAACGCAGGGTTCCCGATCTACGCGCAGCCGAGCCAGACAAGCGGCAGCTACGAGGAAATTTTCGACTACGGAACCGTGCTGGCCAGCACAAAGATCACCACGACGCTGACCTACGACGTGGTGTCCGGCACGCCGGTGGTCACGCCGACCATCAGCGTGCGAAAGCTGGCAACAGATCCATGGACCGACTACGCCGGCCTGTCGTCCGTGTTCGTGACCGACTTCCGCTATGTAAGGGTGCGCTACGACGTGAGCAGCACCGGCGGCGATGACCTCATCGACATCATCGGCCTGAACGTCCGATTCGATGTAAAGCTGAAAAACGATGCCGGCAGCATCAGGACATACCCGTCGCAGTCGGCAACCTACTCGCAGACCGGCACGGCCATCACTGTGACATTCACAGACCACGGCCGCCAGGTCGGCGAACTGGTGGACATGGACTTCACCAGCGGCACCGCTGCCGATGGGCAGTATGTCATCACGTCGGTGGCGGCCAACACGTTCACGGTGACAAGCGCCACCAGCGCAACCACCAGCGGCAACGTGACACTGGACCCGACCGGAACCCCGGCCGCGTTTAACGTGAGTTTTGTGGATGTTCAGAGCATCACCGTGACGCCGGGAGGAACGTCGGCCAGCATTGCGGTCTACAATTTCGTGGACGTACAGAACCCGACTGGGTTTAAGATCCTGCAATTCAACACATCCGGCACACGCATCGCAGGCACCGTGGGCTGGAGCGTGAAAGGCGTATAAATGGCAAACCATTCACTTCCGACACTGACCAGCACCTACACGAACTTCGTTTCGGAACTGGACGGTCGCCTGGACGACCTGGCGGTCGGCCTGGACCCCGCGGTCACCACCGCCACCAACGTGCCCACCAACAGCATCCGGTGGAGCAGCGCCAGCAACCTTTGGCAAAAGTTCAACGGCACGTCATGGGTCAACCTGACCACCACCTATGCAATCGCCATCAGCGGCAACGCTGGAACAGCCACCACCCTGGCGACTGCCAGAACCATCAACGGTGTGAGCTTCAATGGGTCGGCCAACATTTCGGTCAACCTGAACAACAGCGTCACATTCAACAACGGCGGCGCGGGTGCAGCCAGTGGCAGCACGTTCAACGGCAGCGGAGCCCTGACGGTTTCCTATAACACAGTCGGCGCACCCAGCACCACTGGCACCAACGCCAGCGGTTCCTGGGGCATCAACATCACAGGCAACGCAGCAACAGCCACAAGCGCCACCAGTGCAACAGCCGCGACCAACCTGGCTGGCGGCAGTGCTGGCACCTTGCCATATCAGTCGGCGGCAGGAACCACTGCGCAGCTGGCGGCAGGCACGTCCGGCCAGGTCCTGCGGTCCAACGGCGCAGCGGCACCGTCCTGGGTCGAGCTGGACATGACATATATGCCAGGCGCGGCTTTCAAGAAAGCTGTGCGAGTGGCCACGACGGCAAATATCACGCTATCGGGCACGCAGACCATCGACGGCATTGCTGTGGTTGCTGGCGACCGCGTGCTGGTCAAAAACCAGACCACGGCCAGCCAGAATGGAATTTACATCGTCGCGGCTGGCGCGTGGACACGGGCACCAGACGCCGACACATCTGCGGAAATCTGCGCAGCTTTCGTCGCTGTAGACGTCGGCACCGCCAACGGCGGCGAACTGTGGACCACAAACTTTAAGGCCACAGACACGCTGGGCACCACGGCGATGTCCTGGATTGAATTGATCTACAACAGCGGCACCTGGGACATCAACACGAATGGCAGTGCCGCTACGCTGACAACTGCCCGTACGCTGACCATCGGGTCCACCGGCAAGACGTTCAACGGTTCGGCCAACGTGTCCTGGACCGTGGGTGAAATCGGCGCAGTGCCAAGCACAGGCACAACTGGCGCAGCCACCGTTCCGGCAGGTACCACGGCGCAACGGCCCACGGCAGCAACCGGGCAGTTCCGGTTCAACACCACGCTGGGCAAGTTTGAAGGCTACAACGGCGCAGCCTGGGGCGCCGTCGGTGGCGGCGCGACTGGTGGCGGATCTGATGACATATTCGTGGAGAACGGACAGACAGTTACCACCAACTACACGATCACCACAGGCAAAAACGCCATGAGCGCAGGTCCGATTACAATATCTTCCGGCATCACAGTGACAATTCCGTCCGGCAGCACCTGGGTTGTGGTCTAAGGGGCATAAATGTCTACCATCAAAGTAAATTCAATACAGAACACCAGCGGTGTCGAGGTCTACACGGCCAAAGCGTGGGTTAACTTCAACGGCACAGGCACAATTGCGATCAGAGCCGCAGGAAATGTCTCCAGCATTACAGACAATGGAGTTGGTGACTACACGGTGAACTTCACGACCTCAATGCCGGACGCAAATTATGCAGTGGTCGCCATAAAAAACGATGCCGTTTCATATGAGAACGGCCACATAAGTGTGACCACGCTCAATACAGCAGGTGGCGCGCGAATTCAGTCGGTTGAAGGGGCTGCGCCTGTTGCTACAGACTCAACGCAAATCCACGTTGCTATTTTTCGTTGAGGGAGGAACATGAGTACAGCACGTTTTAATACCCTACAGAATGCCGCAGGCAGCAAGTCTGTGCCGGTGGACACAGTGGTCGACGGAAGCGCAAAGGCGTGGGTTAATTTCAACGGCACAGGTACTGTTGCCATCAGAGCTGCGTTCAATGTTTCTAGCATTACTGATAACGGCAGCGGCGACTATACAGTGAACTTTACGACAAGCTTAGTGGATGTGAACTATGCGGCTGTTGTGATGGCCGGAGGTAGTGGAACTGCAGCCTTAGGTAATGCAACAATTGGTTGGGCAGCAGTAAATACAGTCAATTCGGTAAGAATCGGTGTTTCTGACAACAACACAGACGCCAACTTTGACGCCAGCAATATTAGCGTCGCTATTTTCCGTTAACCAGAAAGGCAGGGCCGATGTGTGTCAACATTAAGAGTCGATGCAATCAAGAACAGCACAGGCGATGATTTGATCACAGCTAAAGGCGTTGCCAGAGCCTGGGTGAACTTCAATGGCACAGGCACTGTAGCTATCAGATCCAGCTTCAACGTCTCCAGCATTACCGACAACGGCACTGGAGCCTAAACGTTAAATTTCACCACCGCCATGGATGATGCAAATTATGCAGTGTTGGCAACAGGTGGGGATTCAGCAGCAAACTACAACGTAATTCATACAAGTAGCACAACAGCACCAACCACCACAGATGTCCGCATTCAATCAGTCACGCAGAACAGCGGCAACCCTGTGGTATTTGACATTACACGAGCATCAGTCGCAATCTTTGACTAATCAGGAGCAACCACAATGATCGAAAAACGCATCATCTACCCAACACCAGACGGAGGAGTGGCCGTCATTGTGCCAGCTCCAGGATGTGGCATTACCATCGAAGAAATTGCGCGCAGGACCGTTCCATCCGGCGTAGACTACCGAATTGTTAACACAGACGAAATACCGGAAGACAGAACATTTCGCAACGCATGGGAATATGGAGGGTAAAAAGTGAGCATTAAAATTAACATCGACAAAGCAAAGGCCATCGCCCAAGACGTGCGCCGTGAAATGCGTGCAAAGGATTTTGCACCTCTTGACATTAAGGCCACCATCCCCAGCGAGGCAGCAGCAGCCGAGGCCGCGCGCCAAGCTGTTCGCGAAAAGTACAAAGCAATGCAGAACGATATCGAAGCAGCACAATCCGTCGAGCAGCTGAAAGAAATCATTCAATGAACGAGATCACCTTCAGCTGAACCGCCAAAGAGTTGACACGCAAAATCACCGAAAATCTACCCAGACCTCGAATTTGGTTTGCTAAAATGTAGCGAACCACTTTCCGGGGTCTTTTTATTTATGGACGCACAACAGGCCGCATCAGAGACAAGCATCGCACTGATCGCAAAAGCGGCCCCGCCGGCGACAGTTTCAATCGCATCGCTTGCGGGTGTGCCAGTCAGTGAGATCCTAATCTGGGCGACGCTGATCTATACCGTGTTGATGATCGGCCACAAGGTCTGGCAGATCATCAAGGAAGTCCGCAGCTCATGAGTCGCGCCCAGGTTGCCAGCCTGGTTTTGTCAGCAGCAGCACTAGTCAACATCGTGATGCACGAAGGCTACAGCAGCCGCGCGATCATTCCGGTGCCAGGTGACGTCCCGACCATCGGGTTCGGAACCACTGAAGGAGTCAAGATGGGTGACACGATCACCCCGCCGAAAGCATTACAGCGCGCTCTCGCTGACGTTGGAAAATTTGAAGGCGCACTCAAGCGCTGCGTCAAGGTTCCACTGTTTCAGCATGAATACGACGCCTACCTGTCGCTCTCATACAACATCGGCAGCGGCGCATTTTGCGGGTCCACCCTGGTGCGCAAGCTGAACGCGCAGGACTATGCTGGCGCGTGCATGGAGATCCTGAAGTGGGACAAATTCAAAGGCGCGGCATTGCCTGGGTTGTCGGATCGACGCAAGCAGGAGTTCAAGCAATGCAAGGGTTCGGGCTGATCAAGATCGTGGCCCTGGTGGCCGCATTGCTTGGAGCGTCTGGCGCGTGGCAAATCCAAAGCTGGCGATACAATGCGCGCATTCAATCAATGCAGGCCGAATTTACCAAGACAGTAGCGGCCGCCGAGCGCGATGCACAGGAGCAAGAGCGCAGGCTCAACAGTCAGATTCAAGAGGCCCGCGATGCAGCCGCGAAACGTGAGCAAGACCTACGCCGTGATAGCGATACTCTGCGCACTGAGCTTGACGGGCTGCGCAACGAAGCCGCCGATGCAGGCCGTAAGCTGCCCAACCATCCCGCCTGCCCCTCAAGCGCTCGAGCAGCAACCGCACTCAAGCTATTTGAGCAATGCGCAGTCGAATATGAAGAAATGGCGCGGCACGCTCAAGGCCACGCCAACGACTCACTAATGCTCCAGGAAGCCTGGCCAAAATAATGGACGAAGCCGACATCGCAAACGACAGCATCCTGGCCGACATGGAGCGCAGGCTTGCACGTTTGCAGGCTGCTGCAGACAAGCCGCCGAAGACGCACTGTGAGAAATGCGACGAGCCGATCACGCCGGCCCGCCAGAAGCTGCGCCTAAACCTGTGCTTCGATTGCGCTTTGCTGCTTGAGCGTGCGGGTCGGTTCTTCCGCAAGGGCTGACGCCAGCCAGGCGCCCCACTTCGTCATCGCCTCGGCCATCTGCCCCAGGTAGTCGGCTCGGTCATAGTGGCGGCTGCCAGTGTCGCCCATGGCGTGCTGCTGGATCAAGTCCCGCGTGAAGCGATCCACCCCGGCATCGGCGGCGCGTGACTTCCAGGTGCGGCGTAGGTCGCGGGTTTGGAAATGCTCCATGGGTGCGTCATCCGGCAGGCTGGCCAGCCACCGACCCAGCGCCCTGTTGATCACCTGGTTCGACGCCAGGCAACCACGCCAAGAAATTTGGCGTTAGAATCCGCTCACGCGCAATCTGCGCGGATTAACGAAAGGATTTATGAAAACGAAACACACGCCGGGACCGTGGGCCATGCCAGATTGCGGGCAAGGACGCATCTCAAAAGTCGGAGCCAACGGTGGATGGGACGGACTTATTGCCAACGCAGATTGCGGCGACTACGCACGTTCAAGATCAGAAGGACTTGCCAACGCCCGCCTGATCGCCGCAGCGCCTGAGCTGTTGGAGGCGCTGAATACATTGACCGACGCCATCGGTGACGGCTTTGCGATCAGCAAGGACAGGGAGTCCTGGAGCTACGAGTGCCATATTTGCGAAGGCAATTTGAGTGAAGGGCACGCTGCAGATTGTCCGCTGGGGAAAGCTATTCAGACAGCAGACGCCGCCATCGCCAAGGCGACCGGGGGTGCAGCATGATTAAAGACATCTACCAGACATGGGGCGAATTGGTCAGAAAGCACACACGCGGAGGCGCTTGCAATTTTCAGGACGCCGCAAACGAGCTTGCGGAGCTAGTGGCAGCAGCCGAGCGCGAGGCGTGCGCGAAAGTGGTGGAAGCATCCCCATCTTATGACTGGCATCGCTTTGCCTGCGAAGCCGCCGCCGCCATTCGAGCAAGAGGCGCAAAACCGGCCTAAAGTCCTACGCCCCGGAATAAATACGCGGGTGCTGTTACGGGTGCTGTAGCGTTTTGCAGGCACCCGTTTTTGATTTCAGTGGGTTAGCGCGAAAACGGACAAATGGCGTTTAGATTTCAATGACTTGATGGCGTCTAGCGTGATGCCCCGTGAACGCCAGTGATGCAACCCAAACGGACTTTTAATCAGAGGGTCTCGGGTTCGAACCCCGACGGGCTCACCAACAATTCCAAGCACTTAGAAAAGAAAAACCCGCGCAGTTTGACCGGCGCGGGTGCTGTTACGGGTGCTGTTGCGGCTCTATCCCGCCTTTACACCCAAGGTGCGGGAGGCTTCCCAGGATGTCACGCCATCCATCGGGTACAGAACCCGGCCGCCGATCTTTGTGTACTTCGGACCCTCACCGATGCTGCGCCAGTTGGCCAGAGTTCGGATAGTGATCGTCTTTTTGTACCGCTCGATCAGTTCGGCGGGAGTCAGATATTGTGCAGGCACGTCCATCAAAATACCCCCATCGTCGCGTTCCCTTTTTGTACATTGTCGTCTGCATGGTCGAGCGTTGTCGACCCGTCTCGCGTGTTCAAAGCCTGCACAGATTGCGGCACTTCACCGTGGCCAATTTTGCGCTGCTCATCGTAAGCCTTGGCACTTGCCTTGAGTTGTTCTTTGAACGCCTCACCCAGCGCCTTTTGGACAGACACAGGGGCCGAAGCCCAGGCATTGCCCAGCGCCTTCAGCCCGCGTTCGGTAGCGTTGAGCAGAAGCCCTCGATGATGCTCGATGGCCGGGTCTACAGCAGCTCCA